AACAAAAATAAATACAATGGCAGAATTATTTAATGGGGCAAGACCCTTGATTCCAGTAAGTGAAAGAAAAGCATTAGAAAAAGCACTTTTAAAAATGCGCGCAAGAAGAAATGGAGAAGTTAAATCTCTTAGGAGTGCTTGGCCCAAATTTAATGATGCATTTTGTGATGGATTGGAGTGGAGAACTATCACCGTAGTTGGTGCTAGACCTGGAACCGGTAAAACTTTATTTATGGAACAGTTAATCAGTGATATCATTGAGAACAATCCTGACCAAAAATTTAGAATACTTAAGTTCCAGATGGAAATGGTTGATGAAACCAGTGGTGTGAGAAAGTTTAGTCTGAAAACAGGTTCTGATTACAATACATTAATGAGTAAGGGAAAACAAATAGATAAACATATCTATGAAAAATGTGTAGAGTACTATCATAAAACCGCAGCTACAGACATAGTGGATGTAGTATATGATGCATGTACAGTAGATGAAATGTGCGCAACCATTCATTATCATATGAATAAGCACAAACTAGAAGATGGGACTTACCCAAACATGCTAGTAGCAATTGATCACTCTGCACTATTCAAAAAGGCTAGAACAGAAAAAGACAAGTTTGAAATGCTTGGTTCATTAGGTGAAGCCCTCACCATGATGAAGAAGCACTATCCAGTTGCCTTTGTTGTGTTAAGTCAGTTGAATAGAAACATTGATGACCCTAAAAGGTCTGAGGAAGGAACTTACGGTAATTATGTATTAGATTCTGATATATATGGTTCTGATGCGTTGTTGCAACATGCTGATGTGGTATTAGGTATTAATAAACCTTCAATACGGAAGATCAGAAATTATGGTCCAGAAAAGTATATCATTAGTGACACAGATGTATTAGTCTTTCACTTTTTGAAATCAAGAAATGGTACCACACGGATAAGCTTCTTTAAGCTAGATCGGACTACAATGAGGATTATTGAGATTGATACTCCACCAACAGCAACAAAGCAAAAGTTAAGTACAAATTAAAAAAAAAGTTATGAGTTTAAGACAACAAAAAACATCTGAATTCTTTGTGCAACACATGGAAACATTCAGAAAGTTGGGAATTATTGATCCATTCTTTGTGATTAAAACAGCATTCTTTCAGAAAGGTAAGTATGGAAGACACACTCAGTTTTTTGAGTGGGAATTAAAGAAAAATGAGGACATTTATGTTGAGTTTTATGACAATGTACATGATCTTAATGGAAAGACTGTAGATTACAAACCTTTTCATGAAGACAGAGTGCTTTGTAAATACAAAATCAACCCTCATTTTGCTGAAGAGTATGAGAAAAAGGAAAACATCAATCAGAATACTGGTGAGCCTTACTTTACTTATACTGTTCCCTTAGCTGAAATGATTGCTGTCAACCCTGATGGAAGAGAAATGACTTATCCTATGTATGAAAAATCTAAGGAGTCACCTTCTAAGGAGGAAGCAGTTATGCCGAGATTGCAAAATAGCCTGGCTTTTCCAAATTTTGAGGAAGAACTGATTAAAAAACCTGAGCAGATAAAAGAAACTACCCTAGAAGATTTACTAGTGGGAGATGATGTATCTTATTCAGAAATGACAATCAGAGATATTGCTGCAATAATTTGGAAGAAACCAGTAAGCAACAAATTATGGTTAAATTCTTTAATTGAAAAACAATGAGTATTGTATTGCCAACTACAAAGGTTTTGGGAGGACGTGTAAATCCCAAAAGAATAGTAATCTATTCAAAACCAAAGACCGGTAAAACCACAGCTTATGCTGGTCTGGAAAACAATCTAATTTTAGATTTAGAAAATGGTACTGATTATGTAGCAGCTCTGAAAGTAAAAATTAACAGTCTACAAGAATTACTTGACACAGGTAAAGCTATTAAAGAAGCAGGTTGTCCTTATAAGTATGTTACTATTGATACAGTGACAGCATTAGAGGAAATGATTATGCCTTTAGCAATCAAGCTTTACAAACAAACACCAATGGGTAAAAATTTTGATGGCACAAGTGTTATCACTTTACCAAATGGTGCAGGATATTTATATATTCGTCAAGCATTCTTTCAAGTTTTAGATTTTATTGATACCTTAGCACCCCACATTATTTTATCTGGTCACATTAAAGATAAACAAGTGGATGATAAAGGAGAATTAGTAATGTCTGCAAACATTGATTTGACTGGTAAAATTAAATCTCTGATCTGTGCAAATGCTGATGCAATTGGTTATATGTACAGAAAAGGTAATAAGACTTTCTTGTCTTTTAAAACAAATGAAGAAGTTACTTGTGGTGCAAGACCTGCACATCTTAGAAATGAGGAGATAGTAATAACTGAAATGGTAGATGGTGTCCTAACAACAACGTGGGACAAAGTATTTGTGTAACAATTTAAAATAAAATAACAATGGGATTAAGTACAACTGATTTGAGCACTGGTGGGTCTGGCCTTCCAAAAACATTAGCTCCAGGAAATCATGCATTAAAAATTAACAGTATCAGTTTGGATGATTATACATTCATTCCAGGTGCAAAACATTTGATGATGCATGTAGAAGGTCAACCAATTGATGGTTTTCAAGGTTTCTTGATTGACAAAGATGATGAAAGCAAAGGACACTATGCTGGTCAAATAGGTAGAGTAAAAGCAAGCCAATATGCATTTGCAGATGGAGAAACTAAAACTGGTATCAAAATTCAGAGAGATAGATCTATCATGATGTTTATGCAAAATTTATGCAAAACTCTTGGAATCAATGACTGGTTCATTGCTCAAGATAATTTGCATGATACAATTGATGACTTGATCAAAGCATTCAACAATACAGCACCATTTCAAGATATATATCTTGACTTCTGTGTTGCTGGTAAAGAATAAAGGTAAGTATGCATTTGGAGAAGAATCCGGTGGTAAAGTATTAACCTATGATGAGAAAACACATTTAGTTAAGGCTAAAACAACAGAAGTAAATAACTTTGGTAATGATGATGATGATGACTTTAGCGTTCCAGCTAAAACATCTTCTGACTTTTCACTTGATTAACAACTAGTTAATTACAGGGGAGTCAGAGATGGCTCCCCTTTTATTATTAATTAAAGTGTTATGATTTCAACAAAAAATTTAATTTCATCTATTGTAGATGTCCCAGTTGAATGGGTTTTTGAATATTATCTTAATCTGAATGAAAGATTGAATGGACAAGACATAAAAATCTTATCTGTATTTAATGCAAAAGATAAAGTGCCTTCAATGTGTATATATTATAACAGTGGAATTTACAGATTCAAAGATTTTTCTTCTGGGTTTCAAGGTGATAATGTTGAATTGGTTCTACGCATGTTTAATTTACAACACCGTTGGGAAGCAGCAAATAAAATAACTTGTGACTATCAAGAATATGTTACAAATAATGACAGAAGGTTTGAAGGTGAAACATTCAATCTAGATAGATACAAAGTTGTTGATTATGAGATGAGACACTGGCAGACACATGATCAAAAATATTGGAGTAGGTTTCATATTGGATCTAAAATGCTTGAGTTCTACAATGTTGTTCCATTATCTTATTATGTAATGGAAAAAACTCAGGTGAATGGTGAAATCAAATCTTTTAAACATGCTAATGGTTATATCTACGGTTATTTCAAAAATGATGGTACTTTGTATAAGATCTACAAACCAACAGATAGAGATAGAAAGTTTGTTAAAGTTCAAAATTACATTCAGGGCTCAGAACAACTAACATTTGATAAGAAGTATCTAGTAATTGTATCTTCCCTAAAGGACTTAATGGCATTCAGAAAACTTCAGATAAAAGATGTTGAAGCAATAGCTCCAGATAGTGAGAACAGTATGCTTGCTGAAACTACTATGTCTAAATTAATCCGGCAGTACAAAAAGATTTTTATAATTTTTGACAATGATGAAGCTGGTATTAAAGCCGCGCAAAGATATCATTCAAAGTATAAGATTCCCTATGTGGTTTTACCTTTAGAGAAAGATATTGCAGATTCTGTTGAAGTACACGGTATTGAAAAAACTAGGAAAATATTACTTACATTATTAAAAGAAGCATTATGAGTTGGATACATAAAGGTAAACAGTTTTCAGATTCTATGATTCCAGAAGGTGGAGTAGGTTTTATTTACATCATGACAGCTGTGATTGATGGTAAGTCAGTAGCCTATATAGGAAAGAAGAACTTCTTTGCTAATATCAAAAGACCATTAGGTAAAAAAGCTTTGGCTATGAGTACAGATAAAAGACTCAAGAAATATAGCCGGGTGATTAAACCTGATTACATGAATTACTACAGTAGTAACAAAACTCTTAAAGATGCTCACAAAGCAGGAGTTGTTATTAAAAGAGAGATATTAATGATATGCTATTCTCAAATGGAGTTAACATATCAGGAAGTAAAGCATCAGTTTAAATATGAAGTGCTTGAGAAAGATGAATACCTCAATGGTAATATCCTTGGGAGGTTTTTCCGTTCTAAATGAAAATATATTAGGAATGTAATATATTATTTTGTATATTTGTTTTATGAGAACACAAACAGGAACTTATAGAACATACACGGATATGTTAATAGCTTTACCTAAGATTGGTAAACTTCAAGTATTAGAATTATCACATAAAAACAAATGGGGTGCTTATTATATTAAGTGTCAATGTGACTGTGGTAATATCACAACTACAGATTTTTCTTCTTTGAATAAATCAAAAGTACAATCATGTGGTTGTTTACAAAAAGAGGCTGTAAAACATACTGGAGTAAAAAACAAAAAGTATACAGTTGATGTAGACAAACTAGTAGATAATGAAATAACTGCTTATATAGCAGGTTTATATGGAGCAGATGGTTCAAATGAAAAGTCTGCTATTTCAATTGGTTTACAAACAACAGATAAAGAAATACTTGAAAAAATAAGTAGTTATTTCAACTATACAGGTCCTTTGTATACAATGAAAGAATCTATAAGATTAACTATTTCTGATCATGATTTTAGAAAGTTTTTTGAAAAAAGAGGTGTTGTAAAAAACAAAACACATGACTATCAAGTTCCAGACTTTTATTTATATAATGCTCACTTTTGGAGAGGAATGATTGATGGTGATGGCTGTATATTTAAGTATGAAAAACAGTACACAACTTATGGTGTATCTTTAGTTGGTACAAAACATACTATTGATGCATTTAAAAAGTTCTGTGAATTTATCTTAGATAAACCTGTTAAGGTTAAACCTTATAAAATTAAATCTGCTATAGAAGTTTATTCAATAAACTTTGTTGGTAAAATATACTTACCTCTATTTAATGCTCTTTATGAAGATTTAACAGATCACATGTATATAACAAGAAAGTACAATAAGTACTTGGAAATTATTAACTAAACAAAATAAAATGGAAATAGCAATATATGACCTTGAAGGTCACTTACTAGAAATAGTAACAGGTGAAAATAAAAGACAAATAGCTTTAGACTTAAAGATAGCTCCTGCAACTCTTTTTCAATGCTTAAGAGGTGAAATAAATTCAGGTAATGGTTTTCAATTTAGAGAAGTATTTAATAACAAACCATTACATAAAATTGGAAATTGTTTAGAATCAACTTTAGGTAATAAATATACTCCTATTCATAAATATTGGAAAGGTAGTTATATTTCTACATATAGAAATGCACATGAAGCATCAAATTATTGTAGTATAAATGAAGGAACAATTAGTCAGTGCTTAAATGGTAAAGCTAAAACAGCTGGAGGATTTCAATGGTTTTATGCTAATTAAAACAAAATAATTATGACAGAAAAAGAAATGACAGGCCTTCTATTACAGTTGGCTGACCTTGGTGTGACTGGTATCAGAGTACACTATGAAGGTGAAGGAGACAGTGGAGCAATTGAAAGTATCAATTATACTACTGAAGAAATAAATGAGCCATCTGATGTTTTAGATAATATAGATTCTTTTTCTTTAGAAAATAGACTTGAAGATTTAAATAGTAATCTTACTGATTCTGTAGATGAATGGGTTAATGATAAACTGCTACAAGATATTGAAGATTGGTGGAATAATGAAGGTGGTAATGGAGATGTTTGCATCTGTGTACCGTCCGGTAAATATTGCATTTATAATAACATTAGAGTTACAGAGTATGAAGAGTATACGCATGATGGTAATGTAATTGATAAAACTTTAGAATAATGGCACATCCTTTAGAACACTGTAAATCCTCAATAAAAAAATGGGGTGGAGAATGGAGTGATTATATTGCAATTCATAATTGGTTTGATGAAACTAAAAAATGGATTGGTCATAGTAAACACAGAATGTTTAGACATCATAGTGAAGGTATATTTGAATGTGAAAAGATATTTGGAATGTCTTTTGTCAACTCAGATGGTAAAACTGTATACACAAGATATGTTGCAGAACAACATGTAAAAGAAGATTGCAATGGGTATATCCCTAGTGCAAAAGAATGGGTAGATATGATTGCATCTGGTAAGCCTGAGTTATGGGCAATAAAAACTCTAAAAATAGAAGACTAATGGAAAATGTTTTAGATCTACCTGATGGAGAAAGAGAAGAAATGGCTAAAAAGTACATGCTTGAAGAAAGTTATGGTGCTCCACATCCTGATTTATATGTAGGTTTTTTAGCTGGTTTTCATGCAGCCTATAAATTAGTAACTAATAAAAATGAAGAAAAAATGAGTAGATTAAATAACATGAAAAATGAATTGGAAGCTTTAATTACTAAAGCTATTGACATTTTAGAAAAAGAGTATAATGTAGATGAAGATATGATGAGTCCAGAAGCTATTGCTATTATGAGTTTAAATGATGCTCTAATGGAAGTAATGAATTTAGATGGAGAAAATCTAAAAGTTGAAATGTAATGGAAAACGGAAAACAAAGTGCATTTCCTTTAGATGGAGAAGTAAGTAATCAATGTGGAAATGGGACAAATCCTACAGGTTTAACAAAACGTGAGTATTTTGCTGGTTTGGCAATGCAAGGATTATTAGCTAATGCTAATGAGCATATAACGTATTTACCAGATGATGAAATAATAAAATCATCAATTCAATATGCTGACGAACTTTTAAAACAATTGGAAGAATAATGGCAAAGGTTAAATTAAACAAAGAAGAAACAAAGAATCTTTTGAATATGATTTCTTCAACTGATGCAGAAAATGCAACAATTGCATTTGAAGTATTGGAAAACTCTGATTTAAAAGACTATTTTGGGGAATTGATTGTATTATATAAGTATGGTAAAAAAGATCATACAGTATGGGAGAAAGAAGCTCCTATGTCTTGGAAAAAGATATCTGAACATTTTGTAGATAAAACTGCAATGTCCAGTGGTAAATGTTTGTCTATTATGACAGAGAAAAAAGCTAGTAAGGATTCACTTGAGTTGTATTTTGAAAACTTTGTAGGGGATA